CGCTGCGCGGATCAGCGACAACCTCTGAGAAGTTGCCGTAGCTCTCACCGCCTGGCATCTTCTGATCCAAGCTGCAGACGCCGGCGTTGTGGTTCAGGTAGCCCAGCAGTGTTTGCTTTTGGATGCCGCAGTAATCGGCCACCTCTTGCAGTGCTGGCATCTTCCCATTCTCATGCAGGTGCTTCTGCATGAAATCCATGGCTTTGCGGATCTCATCGTTAGCCTGCATTGGAAGACGGATAATGCGGCTGTTGCGGTTGATCGCTCGCGTGATCCCTTGGCGAATCCACCAGTAGGAATAAGTGCTGAACTTGTAGCCAAGGCCAGGGTCAAACTTGAGGATCCCTGAATCCATGCCGACCAAGCCCTCTTGGATCAGGTCTTCGAGCGTCAGCGTGCCGCCATAGCGCTTGTATTTGCCGGCGACGTTGACGGCCAAGCGAATGTTGGAAAGAAAGAAGCGATCACGAGCGCGGCGTCCTTTGTTGATAATGCCCTGCTGTTGCCTAGTGGGCTTCTCAACGTCTTTGATCGCCATCCAGGCCTGCACCTGACGGGCCAGGACGATCTCTTCGGCGGGTGTCAGCAGCGGGTAGCGGCGCGAATGCTGAATGATCCAATCAACGGAAGTGCCAGGCGTAGCCATCGGCAGCGATGTGGGAGAGAAATGGCTAATGTTTGGGCCTAGCCCTTTTTTTGGAGGACTAGGCGGAACCGTAGGGGCAGGCTGCGGTAAGGCCGGCACCGCGTGAGGACCGGCCACCTGCCACCCTTTTAATTAGACCGTGGCCAAGGTCACGGTGTGCTCTTGGTCTTGGTATTTGCCAGAGCGCTTCTCATAGGTGATGTCACAGGGATCACCTTCAAAAAACAGCAGCTGGCAGATGCCCTCGTTGGCATAGATGCGGCAGTCAGCACCAGAGGAGTTGGAGAACTCCAAGGTGAGGTGGCCGCGCCAGCCAGCTTCAGCTGGGGTCATGTTGGCGATCACACCCATGCGGGCATAAGTGGACTTGCCAAGGCAGATCACGGTGACGTTGGGCGGCACGCAGAGCTTCTCCAGTGCCACACCCAAGCCGTAGCTGTGTGCGGGCAGTACGAAGTAGCGACCGCGTTCATCGCTGTGCAACTCGACGTTGCGCAAGTTGTCGGGATTGAACGCTTTCGGGTCCATGATCGTGCCCGGCACATGCTGAAACACGCGGAAGTCAGCAGGTGACAGGCGGATGTCGTAGCCGTAGGAGCTGCAGCCGTAGCTGAGCACCTTGTGGCTGGCGACTTGGCGAATCAGCGTGGGCTCAAACGGTTGGATCATGCCGGCGTCAGAGCGGACGCGAATCCAGTGGTCAGCCTTGATCACTCTGCGGCCTCCCGTGCTTTCTTGGCCAGCACCCACGAGGCAAAGGCCACGATCAGGCTGGCGGTTTGGTTGTTGATCGGTGCAGCGTGGGGGTAGCTGTCGCGCCACCACTCGGCCAGCAGGTCTTCAAGCGTTGGTGCTGTTGTCGTCATCGCTTTGGGTGAGAAGGCCGGTGTAGGTGGATTTCAAAGGGGAGCCAGCAGGTAGATCAGCGCGGCCGCTGGCTTGGTAGGCAGCCTCCAGGCGGTCTTGCCTGGCCTGCTGCTCAATCGGGTTGCAATCAGGGTTCATCAGAACGGTTTTAGTGTTTGAAGCCTGTGGTGTCTTGTGTGGCAAGAACGGCAGAGCCATCGCACTTCAAGCGGCTTGGTGTAGTCGTCGTGGTGCGCTTCAGGCTTGCAAGAGTTCCCGCAGTCAGAACATAAGGATGGTCGAACTAGCGTCCCATTCCTTAACGCGGTCTGGGTTGCAATTCGCGCTTTCCGCCTGACTGGATCTGCTGCGTCTCTAGCGTAAAGATTCGCCAAGTGCTGACGCCTTTCGGGTCGTTTTGACCTTTCTTTGTCGTAGAGGCGAATGCGAAGGAGGTTTTCACTGCGATGCTTAGACACTCTCGCCTTCACGCATTGACGACAAAAGTTCAGGTGGCCATCCAGCATTCGGCTATGCCTGTAAAAATAATCAAGAGGCAATACTTGGTGGCAGCCTCTACAACATTTGTCTTCTGCCATTTCTAAAAAGGCATTCCGGCGGGTGTCTCGGCTTTGGCCTTTTGATCGCTCACCGCCAGCAGCAAATACTCATTGCCGGCTTTGCTCACGCGAGGGCGCAGGTTGGCGCGGAGCTGCACGCACGGCTGGCCCTTGTCGTTGGCCACCGGGTTTTGCTGCAGCGCCCAGTTGTAGAGCTTTTCGATCTCTTCCACCGGCACATCAGACGATGCCCAGTAGGCGCCTTCGGTTTTCTTGTCCTGGTTGCAGGTGAACCAGAGCGTGAAGGCATCAGGTGCGAAATCAGCCATCAGTCAGTGAGGGAAGGTTGAAGTAACGGCGCAGCGCGTCATGCACAGCGCCGCTTGGGGTGAGCTGGTGCTCATCGGCGTGCTGCCGAATCAGTTGCATCACGTCTGGCCAGAGGTGGGCGCAGACCGCAACGCTTTTGGTGCTGCGGCCGTAACGCCGACGTGGCACAGGTTTACCCTTGCTAGCGCTAGTCATCACAGGCGCACCAGAGGTGAGGGGTAGCGCGGTGGGCGTAGAAATCAACTGGCTGAATCGTCAGTTGGTTGACATCTACGACGCCCAGCTCGCGCAGTGAAAGCCAACGCTGCTTAATTGCCTGATAGGAGGAAAAGCGAAGTCGCTCTGGCACTGCGTTTGGAGATGCCGCAAACTGCAGCAACGTGCCATTTATACCAATTACGCATAAACCGTCAGGACTGCTGAGGAGCCAGTAGACCCGGTGCAGATACGGATCGCTGTAAGAGGTTGAGGTCAGATCGGATCCGTTGCAGCAAGACCCGTTTGGCGCAGTGATTGCCGAAGTTGGTGAGCCGAGCGTTGTAAGCAGCTTCTGCGTAAGCCTCTGCTGCTGAGCGTTCAAAATCTTCCAAGGCGGCTGATACATGCGCGTGAGCAAGTCGGATGTGCTCATCAGGCGGCAACGGCATTGAGCTGCTCCATCAGGAAGTCGCGGTGCGCGGCGGTCTTGATGTAGTCGGCAGCCGTCTTGTCAGGCGGCAGGCTGAAGCGCTCTTGGAACGCCAAGACGATCTGTTTGCGGCGCTCATCCGACACCTTGAGCACGGCCTCCACCAGCTCTTGGATTTCGGTGGCGCTGAGCCGATCTGGATTGGGGGAGCTGGGCGCCTTCTTCGCGGGCGTCACTTTGGCCGCAAGTGGCTTGCTAGCGCTAGCCGCTGCAGGCTGGCCGTCGTCGTCGCGCATCGGGTTCTCTACCTCGACTCGCGCCCATAGCTCGTAGCCAAGGCCAAAGGTGAAGGCAGCAGCCGTGCAGAGGCAACGGCGATGCGTGTCGGTCAGCGTCCGCGCCGTGATCCGCTCAAACGGGATCGGGTTGTTGCGGTTGTCCATGCACGCCTGCGGGAAGTCCGGCGTCACCAGATCGCCGTTGACGAAGTAGCCAACGACATAGCCGGAGCCATCGGGTGCTTTCCAGACGTGGCCGCCATCGGGGGCGCTGCTGAGCTGGAACTGCCAACCGGGGGCGTGAACATGAAGCAGGTGGGCGATCTTGGCCCAGTTCACATAGTCAGCGGCATACGAGCCGCTGCCCTTGGTGGAGATGTCATCGGGAGAGATGACCCCACCAAGCTGCGGGAAATCAGTCATGGATGCGGTGGTATCGGGTGCCGCGTCGCTGCAGCACCCGTGCATCCTAGGCTAGCCTTCGCTAGTGGTCAAGCGGTCTTCTCCATCGCCGCTAGTGCATCGGCTACCGGATCGGAGCCGTTAGCCGTGATTGCCTCCCATTCGCTCGGCGTCCACTCATGCCAGCCGCTCAAGACGTTGCGCAGGATGTCGCGCTGCGCAGCATTGAGGCCTTGGCAGTGCTGCTCCAGCTGCTTCCACGCCGCTGCCGGCGTCAGCTGCTGCGCTTGCGTGATCGCGGCAAAGCGCTGGCGGTGCTGCTCGCTCAAGGCCTGCGCCTCGGCCACGGTCAACGGCTCCGGCTGCTGCAGCCACTCCGGCGGCTCCAGCTCGCCGATGAAGTGGGAGAAGAACTCGGTGGCTCGCCACGGCTGGCCCTTGGCATCGCAGATCGCTTCGGAATCCTTGAGGCGATCCTTCAGGCGCCGGTCGCTGACGCCGCTGTAGTCACCCTCGGCCACCCGCGCATTGGCCAGCGCCAGCTGAATGAAGGTCAGCGGCTGCGGCTGCTCGGTCTTGGCGTTCTGCAGCTTGTTGAAGCTGCTGTCCCGCACCGCTGCGAAGCCAGCCTGCTCGCCCCACTCGTGCAGGGTGCTGTGGATCCAGCCGTTGCGGTTGCACCAAGCGGTCAAGGTGCGGCCAAAGCGTTGCCGCGTGGCTAGGGGCGGGTGCTGGTAGCGGTCGTGATCCACTGTTGAGTCTTCGCTAGCGGCTAGCCTAACCCTAGGAAGGAGGAGCCTCGCCGGCCCGTAGCCGCACCTGCTCCACTGCTCCATCCCCCACCACAACCCGCTCAACCCACTGCGACACCAGCCGCCGTGTTTGCTCTGGCGTCTTGGTCATCTCGGCCCACACCGCCGGCTCATCCAACGCCTCCAACGCATCGCCCAAGGTGAAGCGGCTGCCGCCATCGCTCACGCAGTCCTGCAGCAGCGCGTTCAGCCGCGCCTCCTTCTTCTTAATCACCTCCACCAGATCCGGGTCATCCAGCAGCCGCAGGTCGCTGATCTGGCCTTGCAGCTCCTTGATCTCAGGGCTGAGACGTTGCTTGAGCCGCAGTTCATCCACGACGCTGCCGTAGGCCAGCAGCTCACGCTTTTCCCAGAGCCGCTGCAGCACCGCATCCAGCACCTGCTCTTCGGTGATCACCTTGTGCGGCCGCACCGGGCACACCTCGTGCGTGCAGCGCAAATAGGTCGGCCCTGGTTTCCTGGGTTGGTGGTAGTGCATCAAGCCACCGCAATGGCTGCAAAACACCAAGCCGGTCAGCACGCGGCTGCGTCGCTGCCGTAGCGGCGTTGCAGATCTCACCCGCAGTGACTGCATCACCTGATGGATTTGCACCTGCTCTTCATGTGAAACCAGCGCTGGGTGCGCGTGGGGATGGATCTCCTCCACATCGCCAGGCTTGTTCAGTAGCCGGCTTTTGTTGCCATCAGCGTCCAGCTTCCACTTGAACGTCCCATAGACGCGGTGACCGGCCAGGGCTGGATTCATCAACCACCGGCGCAACCCTTCGCGGCTGCGAAACGCCTGCTCACACTCGGCGTATTGAAAGTCGAAGGTGTCCCTGAGGCTGCTGCTCTCTAGAAAGTGCTCAACGATCCGCCGCGCTTGCGCTGCCTTCTCTGGATCCAGCTCATAGTTGAGCTTCTGCTCGGTGTAGCGATAGCCATAGGGCGGCTTGCCGGATTGCGGCTTGAGCTGCTTGCGGGCGTACATCTGCCCGTGATGCACGCGCTCACCGATCAGCTCCGATTCCATCTGCGCCATGCCCATCAGCAAGTTGGCGTAGAAGCGCCCCATCGCTGAGGACAGATCAATCGACTGATCCAGGCAGATCAGGTTTGGCCAACTGTCTTGGTTGAACAGGCGCAGCAGCTTGCCGCCATGCACCGTGGAGCGGCTCATGCGATCCAAGCGCGTGCAGACCACCGTGTTCAGTAGGCCGCCTTCGCAGCACTCCAGCAGTCGCTTCAGCTCCGGCCTGTCGTCGCGGGTGCCTGAGGCCACGTCCACAAACTCCACCACCGGCTCGCCCAGTTGGGCGGCGTGCTCGCGCAGGCGATGCAGTTGCTGCTCCAAAGCGTGGGCCTGGTCCTCGCTTTCGGTGCTGACGCGGGCGTAGATCGCCGTCGTCATTCTTTGAATTCGCTCCGGGCTATTCTGTGGCTACATGCCTAGCCGCGCCAGAGCTGCTTGGCGTGTAACCACAGCCGAAAAGCCGCACTATGACTGCGATCTCAGAACTGACCGCCCAGCCGATCACCCGCAGCACTCTGCTGCAGCTGCTCAGCAGCCAAGGCCAAGCGCACGAAAACCTCGGGGCAGGGATGCGAGAGGCTGCCATGTGCCTGCAGCACGCGCAAGCCTTCTACGACCTGCCAGCGGTCCTAGAGGAGCCTCTGGCTCGCTTCCGCTGGCACTTGGATCAAGCGTTCGTTGCGTTAGAGGAAGCCCGCGAGCTGGTGGCCTCTGAAGCTGATCTGCAGCAGTCTGGTTTCTAGCTGCTAGCGCAGCCTAAGGTCGTGATACGCGCTAGTCCAACCCTGCGACTAGCGCAACTTGTTCGATCATGACCGCAAACCTCTCTTTCGCGTCACGCCGCCCCCAGAGGCTCACGATCACCGTCTCGCACCACGTTGCTGAGCACCTCGTGGAGCAGAGCAACACCCAAGGCCGTTCGATCAGCAACCTTGCTGCCTACCTGCTGGAGGTAGCCCTCGGCGACCTACCGCCAGCCCCACCGATCAAGAAGCGATGGCCCGGTGAGGGCAAGTAACGCACGGCCCCGCAAGGGGCCTTTTTCATGCGCGGTTGCAGCAGTCCTGCAGCGCGTCGCAAGGGACTCGGTGACTAGGGCAAATGCGATGCTCCGTTGCGGCTAATCGGCGCTAGCCTCCTGCCGCCGGGAATCACCGGCATACCTACGGCAATCACCAGCAACTACCGATGCCACGTTTGGAGCTGCGGCTGCCCCCAGAGCTGCACGACGACATCCTCAGGCGAAAGCCCAAAAGCCTGTCACTGCCTGCCTTCTGCGCCTTTTTGTTGGAGCAACAGGCACTAGGGCTTGACAGCGCTAGTAAGCTACCCGCGTACCGTGTCGGTGCGGGAACCCCACAGTCCAATGGGTTTCTGAGTGTTACGGCTGCAGACGCAGAGCTAGGACGCTCTGCCTCAGACGCCTCGGCGACTCCAACGGCTGTTGAGGCTGTCCCAACCGAAATTGACCAACCTCTTGAACCAAAAAAAAACAAAGCGCGTGCAAAAGATGCGTATGGGGTGAAGGCGATCAACTCGGAGCTGGTGCCTGCTGATCTGCTCGACTGCCAGCAGCTGCTGCCTGAGTTCTGGGCGGTCAAGAAAGGCACCCGCTCTGAGGGCGTTTGGAACCGCGTCTGCAACAAGCTCCGCCAGTGGACACCAGAGCAGCGGCGTGAGGCCCTAGAGCGGGCCATCGCCAGCGGTTGGGGCGATGTCTTTGAGCCGCCTGCAGCCAAGCCTGTGCAGCAGGGCTTCGCGCTCTCGGCCACCGGCACGCCGTTGACTGTCAACGAGCAGATCGCTGCTGCTGCCATCCGCAACATCCGAGCCATGGAGGAGCGCCGTGCTGCAGCTTGAGCACTTCATCTCCACCCTGAACGCCTTGCAGGAAGCCCTGCCACGCGGCAAGCGGCTCGGCGAGGCCACCTACGCCTTGATGTGGGCCACGTTCCCGGCCAAGGCCAAGCAAGAGCTGACGCCTGAGGTCTGGATGTATGCGGCCGCGCAGCGCCTGCTGGATCCCGATCCGATGGAAGACCTGCCGCTGCCGATGCAGCTGCTCAATTACGTCTTCCGCAACGAGAATGGCCGCGCCAACGTCTCGTGGGGTCTCAAGGCCGACTTGCCCGAGCGCATGGCCAACCCTGATCGGTTCAACCCACAGCCGGTGCCAGGGGCCGTTGTGCTGCCACCAGAGCCGGCCGTGACCAACCCGCTGCTGCAGGAGGTGCGCTGGTGACCTACGGCCCTCTGTTTGACTTCTCGGCTAGCGCTAGCGAGGCTGCCAGAGACCACGCCATCGCCACGGTCGCTCGCAATGCCGGCACCGACTTCATGGAGCAGGCCAAGGCCGTGATCCTGGAGCGCCTCTCAGGCACCGAGTGCCTGGCCGAGGAAATGCGCCGCGTCTGCGAGGAAGCCGGTGTGATGCCTCATCACCACAACGCCTGGGGCAGCCTCACCAATCAGCTGGTCAAGTCAGGAATCCTGCAGGACACCGGCCGCTTGGGCAAAAGCACGAGCCTGCGCAGCCACGCTCGCCGCCAACCGATCTGGAGGGTGCGCTGATGCACAAAGCCTTTGACCTCTCCTCCGTGCAAGCCCTGCTGCAACGCGGCATCAACAGCGGCCACTGGACCCTAGAAGCGCTTGATTTCCCTTCCCCCGACTACGAGCGCAACCTGATCGAAGCCCGCCGCTCCGAATACTTCGGCCCTACCTACGAACCACCCACCCCCTATGCCAACCCACTCCGTTCCCCCAACACCGGCGAAGCCGTCCAGCCCATCAGTCCCCGCGACTTCGACGTGGCTGCAGCCACTAGGCCTAACAAGGGACAGCCAGACGTGGACCTACTGCCTCACCAATGGCCACCAGTTCCCCGTGTCAGTCACGAGCCTGATCTCAGCGGTAACCAAGACGCCAACCCAGATGGAGGCGATCATGGCCAGCCGCCACATCTGGGAGCCACGGGGGAACACGATCCACCAAGCCCTGGAGGTGATGACCCACCAGCGGTTCAACCCCAACCCACCACCAGACCTTTTGCCACCGCCCCATGGTGACTACGGCGCCTGGATCGAGCCGTTGCTCTCCCATGAACTCTGGGATCGCATCACCGTGATCGGCGCCGAGGTCATGGCCTACAGCCTGCGCCGGAACGTCGCCGGCACCGCTGACCTCGTGCTCCGCTTCGCCGATGGCACCTACGGCATCGCTGATCTCAAAACCCAAAGCAGCAAAACATCCAGCCCCTACGACACCCGCCCGCAACTCGGTGCCGGCGTCGAAATGATTGGCGACCACTACAAGCTGCTGATCTCCCGCTGCCTCACCCTCTGGTCACGACCCGGCAGCCTCACGATCCAGACCCACACCGCAGACGAGTGCCTGGAATCTTGGCTGGACATCTGCGAGCAGTACGCCGCACGCTTTAGGCCCTTCTAGCCATGCGGGTCTTAGTCGCCTGTGAGTACAGCGGACGGGTGCGTGATGCTTTTCGTGCTTACGGGCATGACGCATGGAGCTGCGATCTGCTGCCCACTGAAGTGCCGGGTCCGCATTGGATGGCATCGGTTGAGCACATCCTTGGACTTGGCTGGGATCTGATGGTGGCTCACCCGCCATGCACGCACTTAGCGGTCAGTGGATCACGGCACTTTCACCGCAAGCAACAGGAGCAAGCCGAAGCGCTTGCCTTCGTGCGTCTCCTGATGGCGGCACCTATCGAGCGGTGGTGCATTGAGAACCCGGTCAGCGTGATCAGCTCGGCGATCCGGCCGCCCGATCAGATCATCCAGCCGTGGCAATACGGCCACGGTGAAGTCAAAGCCACTTGCCTTTGGCTGAAGAATCTGCCCAAGTTGACCCCGACTTACTGCGTTCAAGGTCGTGAGCAGCGAGTGCATCGCATGCCGCCAGGTCCTGATCGCTGGAAAGAACGCAGCCGCACCTATCAAGGTGTCGCCGATGCCATGGCTCAGCAGTGGGGCGCTCGGCATTTGCCAGCTCCGATGCAACAGCTTGATCTGCTGTCAACTTTTGCTAAGGCTTCCTAGCCCTGTTGCCATAGGCTAGCCTAGTTGCTACATTGAACAGGTCAGGGGGCGACCCCACCGCACTCAAGCCATGACTCTCGACGCCATCCGCCAGCTGCAAGCCGCTGAGCGTGCAGCCAAAGACGCCTACTACGCCACCGCCAAGGTTGGCGCGAAGGCTGACAAACGCCTTTACGACGCCATGGTGACCGCTACCAATGCACGTCAAGCAGCCATGACGGCCTTCGCTGAATCACTCGGCCTCGGCTGATCTTCTTCCTACGCAGCTAGCCCCGCAAGGGGCTTTTTTAGTGCCTACCCGCCGCGTATCAGCCGCCGCTAGTCCACCAGAGACCCATCCCGTGGCACTCTTGTCTCGCCGGGATGGCCCGAATACAACACCCGCAAGGGGAATCAGGGCAGGTGCATGCGGCACCATCGGAATCCCGGCACCCAATCCCTAGCCAACCCTTGACGCCTAGCGTTGGCTAGCCTATTGTTCTGTTCACGGGGGCGACCCCACCGCACATCCACCCATGAACCCTCTCTGCACGGTTCTTCCAGCCACCAAGCCCAGCCGCACAGACTGGTGTGAGCGCTATCTCTTCAACAGCGCCATCCTTTCCGACTGGTGCCACGAAGGCGACCTCGAAGACATGCACGCCACCTTCCTAGAGGCTGGCATCCCCTACACCGTCCAGTTCGTGCCGCCCGCCGCTGAACGCGACCCCTACGACTGGGCAGACGAGCTGCGCTCGCCCGAGTCCCGCAACTCCTTCATGCGCTGATCATGGCTAGCGCTAACGAGCTGCAGTCACTCCTGCAAACCGCGCTCCTCTCCGACGAACACGAGGAAGACGCGCAGGACTACTTGGACGACCACCGCATCCCCTACTTCACCCACAACCGTCAAACCCTCATCACACTCGCCTACCGCAACGGCTGGCGTCCTGACCGATGACCTGCACCTTTCGCGTTCAGTTCATCTCAGCCCTTGACCGCGCACTCATCAACAAAGGTGCTGAAGTCATCCCCCAAGAAACCACCCTTGTCGCTCCCTCCGGTTGGGAACCCGACGAAGTAGCTGACGCCTTCGAGAACCAATACCCCGGCAGCACTGTCCTCCACTGCTTCCCCTCCCCATGACCCCATGTATCCGCTATCGCGCTTGGCTCGCCTGCACAGGCCGCGTTCCAGCACCAACCAATCCCTGTGGTCCTTACGAGTGGGCCTATGTGCGCGAATCGACCCGCCTCTACAGCAAATGGGTGCACCAGATGTGGTGCAACTACAACCGCAAACCCATGCCGGAACTCGCCTTCTCTGGCTTCTCTGATCCGCAATTCGATAGCTGGCTGCAGCGCATCTACCTGCCCTCTGAAACCTCTGCCTAATGACTTCACCCTCTCTTCCGCCTTTCGTCACCCGCACCCACCGCCGCGTCTACACCCGCACCGTGCAACCGCCAACCCGACGCCCGCACCGCACCCCACAACGCAAAACCTCATTCCTTGATCGTCATGGCGACCGCATCACCTTCCTCTGGACCTGCGCTCTCATCGCTGCTCTCGTCTACACAGCCTTCTCTTGAACCCCTGCTAGAAGAACTCACATCACTCGCACGACGTGAGAAGGAAATCCAAGCCAGACGCCAAGAGCTGCTTGACCTACTGGATCAACTGGTGGAAACGGGCGAAGCTGAAGAGTCGCTCTCGTGGAACGACTGCAAAATCACCCGCCGCAGCCGCAAGTCCATCACCTACCCGCAGCACATCCTTGAGCAACGCGAACAGCTCAAGGCATCCGAACGACTATCACTCGCCTTGGGCGAGGCCTCGGTAACCATCAAGCACTTCTGGGAGATTCGCGGCGCATGAAGACCACCCGCAACACCATCAAACCCACGGCCTTACCCGTCAACCTCACCTCATACCAACGCGCCATAGACGCAGCTGCTCGCACCGTCTCCGGCATCCCCCGCCAACAACTCGAAGCCATCGTTGGCGCTGTTATCACCGCCATCGGTAAACCAACCCATGACGACAAAGCGGCCTGACTATCAGCCCTGCAAGCTCGTCTCCCTCTGCGGTCAGTTCCTCACTCCTAATGGCACCTTCTCCGCAGACCCTGCCAGCGCCCTCACAGCAGAACGCTGGTGGCTTGAACGAGAACAACGACGCATCAACACCGCCACCATCATCGTCCGCGCCTGACGCAATCACCTTCGACGTGATCGGTATGGAAGCCGCAACCCAAGGCAGCAAGCGCTCCGTTGGTCACGGCATCCTCCTTGAAACCAACAAGCGCCTCCGCCCCTGGCGCTCTCTCGTCACCGACGCAGCCCTAGCAACCAATACCCCACTCATCAATCACCCGGTCTCAATCTCAATCACCTTTCGCTTCCTTCGCCCCAAGGCACACTTCAACAAATCTGGCCTATCCCCCAAAGCACCAGCCCACCTAACCTCTCGCCTAAAGGGCGACATCGACAAACTTTCCCGTGCCGTGCTTGATGCCCTCACTGGCTCACTTCTTCACGACGATTCTCAAGTGGTTCAGCTGGTGGCCCAAAAGCGCTACTGCACCGCCGAAGAAAAACCCGGTGCACTCATCACCGTCATCCCCCTTCTGGCAACCTAAATCAAAGGCACCCTGTGCCATGGAACCCTGGTCAATCGTTGCTGAAGATCCCGCAACAGGCGAACCCTTCGGCCTGGTCCTTCAACACGACGTTGACCCAGAACTCGCTGAACACATCGCACGCAATCTCCTCGCTACCTTCCGCCTCACTGGTGGCTTCCTCCCTACCAACGGCGCACGCTCCCTTAAAGGTCACTACCTCTTCCTCTACACCGTCTCCCCAGAACCCATCCCCCGCTTAGCCTCCATCTGGGCACGCTCCTTTCAAGACGCTGAAGACAAGCTCAATATCCTCTCCGCAGACGGCACCCTCCTCATGCCCTCCTCCGGTTAAACTCCGGCCATGGCAAAGAAGAGCACTAACGTAGAAATTGATGAGCGGGTCAACGCCGTTTATGACCTGCTACTTCGTGCATACAGCCGTACCCAAATCCTGCGATACGCGGCGGATGAGTGGGGTGTGGCCGAACGTACAGCCGAGACCTATATCCAACGTGCACGCCAGTTGATGCAACTGGACGCCGAACTTGAACGCCCACAGTGGCTAGCAGCTGCAGTTGCACGCCTTGTTGAATACGAACGCCGCGCTTCTGAATCCAATCAGCTTGGCATCGCACTCAAAGCCCTAGAAGACCAAGCCAAACTCCTGCGCTTCGAGATGTCGTGAGCCTGCTCACCGGCATCACTGAACAAACCCCCCTGCTTAGCTTCCTCGCCTCACCGTCGCAGCAGGACACCACAGACCTCTTGGCACGCATCCGCCAAGACCTGCACCCTGGTCAACTCGCCTTCGTCGAAGATCAGACCACCGAAATCCTTGGCATCTCTGCCGGCTACGGCGCAGGTAAAACCCGAGCCCTCGCCAGCAAGGCCGTTCACCTAGCTGCCAGCAATCAAGGCTTTATCGGCATCGTCATGGAGCCCACCGGCCCGCTGATCCGTGACATCTGGCAGAACGATTTCGACGACTTCCTAGAGGCCTACGACATCCCCTACACGTTCCGCGCTTCACCGCTCCCGGAATACGTGCTGCATCTCCCCGGCGGTGACACCAAGATCCTGTGCCGCAGCTTCGAGAACTGGCAGCGCTGCATCGGTATCAACGCTGCATGGTGCCTCTGCGATGAGATCGACACCGTGCCACCGTCCACCGCTAACAAGGCATTCCCGAAGATCCTCGGCCGCCTTCGCGCCGGCAACGTCCGTCAGTTCGGTGCAGCATCCACGCCAGAAGGCTTCCGCTGGATGTGGCAAACCTTCGCCTCAGAAGACACCAAGGAACGCGCCGACCGCAAGCTGATCAAGATGCGCACGGCAGACAACCCTTACCTGCCGCCGGATTTCATTGAGCGCCTCCAAGCCAACTACGACCCGAACCTGCTGCAGGCCTACCTCAACGGTGAGTTCGTCAGTCTCACCACCGGCCAGGTGTACGACCGCTTCAACCGTGAGCTGCACGTTCAACCTGTGGACTGGGATCCGGAAGAGCCGATCCTGCTGGGCATCGACTTCAACGTCGGCAACATGAGCGGCGTCCTAGCCGTGCGTCGTGGCCGTGAGCTGCACGTCTTTGATGAGATCAGCGGTGCCCATGACACCGACGCTCTCGCCCAAGAAGTGCGCCGCCGTTACGGCAAAGCACGCATCCTTGGCTACCCCGATGCCTCCGGTGCCAACCGCAGCACCAATAGCTCCCGCAGCGACATCGCCATCCTTGAGAGCTACGACATCAGCAACATGGCACCCTCGGCCAATCCACCGGTTAGAGACCGCGTGGCAGCGATGCAAGCGCTGCTGGAGAACGGCATGGGTGAACGGCGCCTGTTCATCGACAAGCGCTGCAAGAAGCTGATCGAATGCCTAGAGCTGCAGAGCTACAACGACAAGGGCGACCCTGACAAGGATGCGGGCTACGACCACATGAACGACGCGCTGGGCTACATCGTCCACCGCTGTTTTGAAGTGGGCCGTGGCCACAGCGGCAAAGCAGTACGCAACCTGCGTATCTACTGATCGGAAACCTAGAAAAAAGGGCTGTGCACTACAACCTCGCTGCCACTGAACTCAAGCCAGTCCTCTCGATTCAGGATCTTGGTGTTCACGATCCAGGCATCGCTTGGCAGCGGATGCAGCCTCGCTGGGAACTCATCGAAGAGCTGATCGGCGGCACGCTGCAGCTGCAAGCCGCAGGCCGCCGTTATCTGCCGCAGGAACCCAAAGAATCCGACGACAGCTACCTCGCACGTCTGCGCCGCAGCGTCTGCCCGCCCTACTACCAGCGTCTTGAGCAGATGCTGGCCGGCATGATCAGCCGCAAGCCTGTGCGCCTAGAGAACGTCCCCGATCTAGTGCAAGAGCACATGATGGACGTTGACCTACAGGGCAACGACCTCAACGTCTACCTGCATCAGATTGCCCGCACCTGCATCCGTTACGGCCACGTCGGTGTGCTGGTGGATTTCCCTCGCGGGGATGAAGGTGACGACACACCGGTCACCGACTTCAACCGCCCCTACTGGGTCAGCTACAGCCCACGCGACATCCTTGGCTGGCGCTCTGATGTGGTGCGAGGCACCCAGAAGCTCACTCAGCTCCGCCTGCACGAACGTGTCGTCGTGCCTTATGGCGAGTTCGGCGAGGAAGTCGTCTCCCAGGTGCGCGTCCTCGAAATCGGTCGCTTCCGTCTCTACCGCCAGCAAGGCAGCAAAGGCCGTGACTGGGATTTGGTCAACGAAGGTGAAACCACCCTCGATGAGATCCCGTTTGCAGTGGCCTATGCCAACCGGGTGGGCATCCTCGAATCCACCCCACCGCTGGAAGAGGTCGCACACCTCAACTTGCAGAGCTACCGCGTCGGCTCCGATCTCAGCAATCAGCTGCACATTGCTGCTGTGCCTCGGTTCCATCTCTACGGCGTGCCAGCCGAACTAGACGAGATCACTGCTGGCCCTGACTCGGCCATGGCACTCCCTGTTGATGCCCGCGCTGAGTTTGTCGAACCCCAGGGCACCAGCTACGGCTTTCAGTTTCAGCAGCTGGACCGCATTGAGCAGCAGATCAATCAGCTCGGCCTCGCCGCGATCCTTGGTCAGAACATGACCAACCAAGCGGCTGCAGCCAAGGCCATTGACCGCAGCCAAGGTGATGCCGCCCTGATGACCGTGGCGCTCGGCCTGCAGGATCTGATCGACAACTGCCTGCGCTTCCACAGTGCGTTCCTCGGTCTGCCCAATAGCGGCAGCAGCATGGTCAACAACGACTTCGTGGCCCGCACGCTGGAGCCTGGCCATGTGGCCGAGCTGATCAAGCTGCGCCTCAACGGTGACATCACCCAAGAGACGCTGCTGATCCAGTTGGCCGATGGTGAGTGGCTCTACGACGACTTCAATGTCGATCAGGAGATTGAAGCCACTGCCGCGCAGCAGCAATCACGGCTTGATGCACAGGCCGCGCAGCTTGATGCAAACCTGCAGCAACTTCCGGGGCAACTTACTTAGAGATACCACTGGCGAATGGCCCGCTCCTACAAGCGCGACAAGAACGGTCGCTTTTCCGGTGGTGGCGGGGGCGGTGGTGGTGGTGGTTCTAAATCCTCCGGCGGTAAGTCTGTTCCTGCACGAGCTAGTGGTGGTAGGCAGGCGCAGACCTATCGCGTTGAGCGATCCAAGGCTGCTATTGACGAGGCTCGTGGTACCAAAGCAAGCGCACGTGCAGTAGCTAGTTCT